TCCTTAGTAATGAACAAATCCAACAATTAAAAGAACAAACCGATACAGGTGGATTAAGGAAATGATATGGTTGATTTGGCCAAGTTTGTTGAGGTCACACTCAATGAACAGGACGATTTTTTGAAGGTAAGAGAAACACTTACCCGAATTGGTGTATCATCTCGCAAAGAAAAGGTCCTGTACCAATCATGTCATATATTGCACAAGCAAGGACATTACTATTTGGTACATTTTAAAGAACTGTTTGCGTTAGATGGTAAGCCAACAAATATCTCTGAGAATGATGTTCAGAGAAGAAATGCAATTGCAAAATTATTGGAAGAATGGGGTCTTGTTAAGATTTTAAATCAAAAGGTAATTGGTGAAGACGTTGCACCATTACATCAAATTAAGATTATTGCTTTCAAAGAAAAAGATGAATGGGAATTGGTACCGAAATATAATATTGGTAAAAAACCAAACGAAAATTTAAACTACTGATATAAATAGGATTGTCCATGAGGACAAAGCCAACGCCTTAGGGGTTGGTTATTTCTGTAACTCGCTTAATAGGAGAACTATATGACACTAGGACATATTTCATTTGGTCCATTACATCATACGACACTTGGCTTCGAACGCCTGTTTAACGACATGGAAAAAATGTTAGACAGTAATATTTCGAAAACGGTGTCAACATTTCCACCTCACAACATTCTTAAACTAGATGACAATCGCTACATGGTAGAATTGGCAGTTGCTGGTTTTTCAAAGAATGAAATTGATATTACCATAGAAGATGGTAGTTTGATTATTAAAGGTGAGAAAGAAGAAAAAGAAACCGATGTTCAATATTTACACAAAGGTATTGGCACTCGTTCTTTCACCAAAACACTCCGTATCGCCGATACTGTTGAAGTTAGAGGTGCGGAATTTGCTGATGGTATTCTTAAAATTGGTTTAGAGAATATTGTTCCTGACCATAAGAAACCACGCAAGGTCGAAATCGGCAAACAAATTAAGTTTGCTCAACCTGAACTACTAACAGAGTAGTTTGCCTGAAAGGTGCGGTTGTTTGCCGCACCTTCTCAAAATTTGTGTTATAATTGTTGCATCTTAACAGAAAATTATATTATGAGAATAGCACTTGCCTCTGACATTCACCTAGAATTTGCAGATATCAATTTGCAGAACACAGAAAATGCCGATGTATTAATACTCGGTGGAGATATCTGTGTAGCTGCTGACCTTGGTCGACCAGACCCTCATGGTTTCTTAGAAGGCGCAAAAAGTAATCGTATTGCCGATTTCTTCAAGCGTTGTTCATTCCAATTCCCTCATGTAGTGTATATCATGGGTAATCACGAACACTATCATGGTGATTTTGCCACAAGTGGAAACAAACTCAAATCAATGTTAGAATCTAATATGTTGAGCAATGTGTATTTGCTTGACAAAGAATCTAAAGTGATTGATGATGTAACATTCATTGGTGGTACATTATGGACTGATATGAACAAAGAGGATGAAATGACTCTACTGCATATTCGTGGAATGATGAATGACTTCCGTTGTGTATCAAATTCTAATCGTATGATTGAACGTAAAGTTCCACTATACGAAGAAAATCCAAATTTCACACCTGATGGTAAGAATGGTAGTCGATATCTTACCAAAGAATCTGGTGGTTACATTGAGATTGGACACAAAAGAGTTTCACAGCCTTCTACATTTTGTCCCGAAGATGCAGTTGTTGACCATAGACAAATGCTTGGTTATATTCAAACTGTTATTGAAGGTAAGTTTGACCAAAAGTTTGTTGTTGTTGGCCATCATGCACCAAGTAAATCATCTACTCATCCTCGTTATGCAAAGGAAGAATTGATGAATGGTGGTTACAGTTCTTCATTGGATGAATACATCATGGATCATCCACAAATTAAATTGTGGACTCATGGCCATACACATGAAGACTTTGATTACATGGTTGGTTCTACCCGTGTCGTTTGTAATCCCCGTGGTTACGATGGTTACGAAGATAGAGCTGACCATTTTAAACTTAAATACATAGAAGTTTGATATGAGTGAGTATTCTCCAGACAAATGGTTAGTTATTAAAATCATTGGTCGACCTTCTGAAAAACCAGTTTATAAAATTTTTGGTTGTTGGTATGGAGGTTATCTCGGCTCAGATTCTTGGCAACTGAATTCTGGTATAACCTCCGTATCTGAAAATACCGATTACTATTTTTTTGAAGGTAGTAGTGGTTCAACATATTCATGTCGCAAAGGTTCTTATGGTGCCAATGGATATGGTTATGGTATTCTTGAAGATATGATTGAGAAAGCGGAAGCAAACGATATCACAATTGAAATGTTAACTGAAGAAACAAAATGGATGGAATTAAATTATGAAAACTAATAGCAACTTTAAACTCAGCAAACAAACAAAACGATTCATGGCTACCATAATTGATGATAATGAACGAAATATCTACAAAAGATTGATGATTAATGCTCAATTAGAATCTCTAAAACCACCACCATCACATAAAGAAAAACGTAGTGAAAAGTAAATTCATAGAAGTTTATATGAAAGTGGCGGAGACATTTGCAGAATTGTCTTCTGCCAAAAGACTTCATGTTGGTGCTATTGTAGTCAAAGATGATAGAATCATTTCAATTGGTTACAATGGTATGCCTTCAGGTTGGGATAACAACTGTGAAGATAAAGAATACATGAGTAGTGATGCCGGAGGTTGGTTGGATCCCAATGAAATTGAGGAACAATGGCCAAATCAAGAACAACAATTACCAAAAGAAGATAATCGTTGGCTTCGTTATAGATTAAAAACAAAACCAGAGGTGCTTCATGCTGAAACAAATGCGATTGCGAAACTTGCTAAATCTACCGAATCTGGTTTGGGTGCTACTATGTTTATTACCCATGCTCCATGTTTGGACTGTGCCAAACTTATCTACCAAAGTGGTATTGGGAGTGTTCTATATCGGAACACTTATAGGGATACTAGTGGCATCACGTTTCTTGAAAAATCAGGAGTAACAATTGAAAAAATATAGTGCAGAGGTTGTTGAGATTTGCGAGAATGGTGACGCAATATTACAATTCTCGGATGAAATGATTGAAGACCTTGCTTGGAAACCTGGTGATGTACTAAGTATAACCATGGTAGATGGTGCAGTACATTTGAAAAATATTACCAAAGAGGAAAAAACTATGGTTAAAAAGAGAAATAAAATTGTTCTCTATGAACAAGCACCTTACATACAAGGTTATAATTCAGCAATAGCTGAAGAAGAATTTTACAATCCATATGGTGATGTGGAAAATGCAGAAGCAGATGCAGAAGATTATGCTCGTGGTTATGAAAACGGATTAGAGGTGGAATGATATGTTAGTATTGCCTGATAATATGATAGGTAGACCCATTGGTTTCACCTGTTCAACTTTTGATTTACTTCATGCTGGTCACATTTTGATGCTGGCTGAATGTAAAACTATTTGCGATTATTTAATTGTTGCTGTTCAAAGTGATCCAACTATTGACCGACCAGATGTTAAAAACAAACCTGTTCAATCAATCGTTGAACGATATGTTCAATTATCTGCTGTCAAGTTTATTGATGAGATTATTGTTTATGATACAGAGAAAGACCTTGAAGACTTGTTAATGTTCTTGCCTATTAATGTTCGTATTATTGGTGAAGAATACAAAGACAAAGAGTTTACAGGTAAACAAATCTGTGAAGACCGTGGTGTCAAAATTTGGTTTAACTCTCGCAATCATAGATTCAGTTCTTCCGAATTACGCAAGAGAACTTATCAATCAGAATTAAATAAGGTTAACAAATGACCAAAGTTTTTACTGATGTTCAGATGTTTATGTTGGCCTCAGGCCAAACATTAAACGTGGAGAATGAAACACAAGCCTTATTATATAAAAAATTGATTGATGAGGAATACCAAGAATTTCTTGAAGCATATTACAAAGGCGATGATGTTGAAACATTGGATGCTTGCTTCGATATGATTTGGGTGATTGTTGGTTATATGCTATCAAAAGGTTATGATGTTGAAGGTGCATGGGATGAAGGTGCAAGAAGTAACCTTGCCAAGATTGATACTGTAACAGGCAAAGTTATCAAACGTAATGACGGCAAAATTCTCAAGCCTGAAGGTTGGAAGAAACCAGATTTCAGCAAGTTTGCCTGTAAAAATGTTGCCATCGATAACAAACTTTGATATAATACCATTTAATTTAACTATGAAAGAGAATATGAATATTCGTGAACTCGCTAAAAAGTTGGCAGTTGAGTATAAACTTCCTAGAGCGGATAGGTATGACCTCTATCTGCGGGAGATTGATAATAAGGTGGAGGTTCTTGGTTGGGTTCAAGACCCATCACAAAACATGAACGACTTCCGTGGTCGTGAAATGCTTTTTCCAAAACGCTGGGTCACCATTGGTGTTTTGCCAGCGGAGACAAGGGTCAATGTATAAAGTAGCCTACTATCGAATAGGTGGTGCGGCCGTAGATTCTAAAGAGTTTGAAACTTTAGCTGAAGCGGTCGATTTTTCAAATAAACTTCCGATTGAATCGGTTTTAGAGATTAAATATTATGACAGTAAAATTAATAACATTCAAAACGAACCATACGATTCTCGGTGAAGTCAAAGACTTACCAGAGAATGATTACGTTGAAGTAAAAGATTGTGTTCAGGTTATTTCAGTACCACCTACACCACAAAATCCTCAAGGTGGAATCACTTTTGTTCCTTTCGTTGAGTTTGCCGTAGAATTCAAAACTGGATTCAAAATCGAACGGCAAGATATTCTAATGATTAATGAACCCATTCTTGAAGTGGAAAATCAGTACAGCAAGATTTTTGGTTCTGGCATTCAAATTGCCTCTAATAACTTTAAACTGTGATATAATGTGTGAATGAATAAATTTTACACATCGGTTGCCAGCGTAGGCAACAACATACTTTATCGTGGCGTAGAGAATGGCAGGCGAGTCAAGGTGAAAATTCCTTACTCGCCTACTTTGTTTTTGCCATCCAAAAAAGAATCACCATGGAAAACATTGAAGGGTGAAACACTTGAACCAATGAAGTTTGATGGCATTCATGATGCAAGAGAGTTCATCAAACTATATGAAGGCGTTGAGAATTTCAAAATCTATGGCATGAATAGATTTGAATATGCTTTCATCACCGAACAACATCGTGGCATGGTAGAATGGGATATCGAAAACATATCTATTGGTGCAGTTGATATTGAAGTTGGTTCAGAGAATGGTTTTCCTGACCCATATCTTGCTCTTGAACCTATCACAGCTATCTGTGTGAAATATTTTGATGGCACTTGTGTTGTATTTGGTTGTGGTGACTATAACGTACAAGGCACCGAAAGATATGTCAAATGCAAAGATGAATATTCACTATGCAAGAATTTCATAAATTATTGGCAAGAAAATTGTCCTGATATTATTACTGGCTGGAATATCAAGTTCTTTGATATGCCTTACCTTGTTAATCGTTTGCGTAAAATTCTTGATGAAGATGAGGCGAAGAAGTTGTCACCTTGGAATATTATTAGTGAACGCAAGGCCAGTGTTAATGGTCGTGAGATGATTGCTTATGATTTTCTTGGTGTATCTGCACTAGATTACATTGAGTTATACAAATGGTATGCGCCAGGTGGTAAATCACAAGAATCATATCGCCTTGACAATATTGCACAAGTAGAACTTGGTGAAGGTAAGATTGCATATGATGAGTATGATAATCTTCATGCTCTGTATAGACTGAACTATCAAAAGTTTATTGAGTATAACATCAAAGACGTTGACTTGATTATGAAACTTGATGATAAGTTAAAACTGATTGAGTTGGCAATTACCCTTGCATATGATACGAAATCAAACTATGATGATGTGTTTGCACAAACTCGTATGTGGGATTCTATGACATACTCATATCTTTTAGATAAAAAGATTGTTGTGCCACCAAGAGTTGTTAAAGATAAAACATCCGCATTTGAAGGTGCATATGTTAAAGACCCGCAGGTTGGCCTACACAATTGGGTTGCATCGTTTGACTTGAACAGTTTGTATCCTCATTTGATGATGCAATATAACATTTCACCAGAAACATTAATTGAGCCATCTGATTATACAGATGAAATGCGTGATGTGATTATGAATGGTGTTTCTGTTGAAAAGATGTTGAACAAAGATGTTGATACTTCAAAATTAAGTGATGTTACACTCACACCAAATGGTCAATTCTTCCGTACTGACAAACAAGGTTTCTTACCTACGATGTTGGAAGAAATGTATGAAGATAGAAAGAAGTTTAAGAAGTTAATGCTGAAAGCAAAGCAAGACTACGAAAACGAAAAAGACAAAACTAAATTATATGAAATAGAGAAGAAAATTGCTCGATATAATAATCTACAACTAGCAAAGAAAGTTTCATTAAATTCAGCTTATGGTGCTCTTGGTTCACAATACTTCCGCTTCTATGACTTACGACAAGCATTGGCTGTAACTCTGGCTGGCCAGTTATCAATTCGTTGGATTGAAAACAAGCTAAATGAGTATATGAATAAACTTTTAAAGACTACTGGAATAGATTATGTTATCGCCTCGGACACAGATTCGATTTATCTCCACCTTGGTCCACTTGTTGACAAAGTGTATGGCACGGGACAGAAAACTTCTACCTCTACAGGAATTGACAAACAACAAATTATTACCTTCATGGACCGTGTATGTGAAGATAAAATCCAACCGTTTATTGATGCGAGTTACAAGGAGCTTGCTGAATATGTTCATGCATACAAACAGAAGATGGAAATGAAGCGTGAAGGTCTTTCTGATAAAGGTATTTGGACTGCCAAGAAACGATATATCTTAAACATCTACAACAATGAAGGTGTACAATATAACGAACCTCAAATCAAAGTGATGGGTCTTGAGATGGTTAAGTCATCAACACCTGCAGCTGTTCGTGAGAAGATGCGCCAATCAATTGGTATAATGTTGAATGGTACCGAAGAAGATATACATAAGTTTATCGATGACTTTAAAACTGAGTTTAAGAATTTACCTGTTGAAGACATTTCTTTCCCAAGAGGTTTGAACGGACTGAAAACATATTCAGATAGTGTTATGATGTATAAGAAAGGCACACCTATTCATGTTAAGGGTGCAATCATATACAATCATTACCTTAAACAAAAAGGTTTAGATAAAAAATATCCGTTCATTCAAGAAGGTGAGAAGTTAAAATTCACCTATCTTAAACAACCAAATCCTTTTAAAGATTCAGTATTATCTTTTCCTCAAAGATTACCAAAAGAGTTTGATATGCAGATGTATATTGATTACGATACACAATTTGATAAATCTTTCGTTGAACCAATTAAAGTGATTCTTGATTGTATGGGCTGGTCAACTGAGAAAAAGAATTCATTGGAGAGTTTCTTTGGATAATATTCGTGTCATTAAAACAGGCATCAATGTTTCAAAGATAATTAATCAACTGAAACAATATCCTGAAGATTGGGAAAATCAAAAAAATTTAGAAGGTGCTCAATCTTTGATTGACCGTGGCTTTGATGATTTGCCTGCTGGTGTATTGCAGTTAGTTGTTGGTGGCGTAACAGATATAAAAGATTTTGTTGGTGATAGTGAGATTTGTATTCCAACTCCTGCATATCACAGGCACACCGAGATAATTAGTTTTCTTAAAAGACACTTCAAAGACTTTAAACGCTGTGGATTTCTATCATTGGAAGTTGGTGGTCAAGTTGGTCGTCATATAGATGAAGGTTCATATTATATTTCAAAAGATAGATACCATCTGTCAATACAGGGAAAGTATAAATATATGGTT